CATTCATGAAAATTAGATGGATCTGATCACGATCAAACAGCGCAAACAATTTTTCTATGTAGCTGCTATAATATGACCACTCTTTTTTTATGAGTGACCGTGAATCCCAATCTTTATAATAGTCAATAAAATCGTCTGCTATAAGGTGTCCAAAATTTGAATTCTTGTCAAAACTATAAGCCGAATACAGGAAGTCCCATGGTGGACGTACTGAAACAATTATTTTGACATCAGGGTTATGTCTTTTTATGGCTTTTAGCGCTTGAGCATCAAATATATACATAGTGCTAAATTCCGCCTTCATTGCAGATATATCATCAAACTGATTTTCTAAATCATTCATTGAATGCACCCGCCTGAATCCAGTAATGTCATTTCTGAACAAATTAGCATCCTGGATAAAGTAAAAGGTTTCTTTTACTTTAGCCATGTTAATCTCAGGATGTGCATCCATCATGGATGATAACCAGCTTGTTCCGCATTTGGGGAAACCGATTCCTATTATGTCTAGTTTAAAATCCATCCCGAATCATGATTTAAAACCATTGTCAGATAATTGTGCTAAAAATTCGTAATCATCTTTAAAATAGGCTAATAGTTTCTTTCTTAAGCCATCATTGAGTTCAAAGTCATTGTAGTCTCCGGTGTTTTTTGCAGTAATATTTTCGGGATACTGTATGGATAAGCCAAGAAACTCATATACTTTTTTCAGAATGCTGTAGGGCATTCCAGATTTTTCTGCCTTATTTTTAAGACCCTCAATCTGTTCAAAAACTTCTTTTGCTGGATGTTCAGCATTTTCATTTGTTCTTTTTAAAACTTTTTGTACATCTGGATGTTTTGATAAACCTTTTGCAAGTTTTTCAATAGCCTTAACTGCACCTGAATAATTACCTTGTTTATATCTAGGGTCATTTAAGATACCATATGCCATTTTAATTTGTTGTGAAGTAAACTCTACGATAGTTTCTTCTTTTTGCATTTTATCTTTTAGATGTTTGTATGCAATACCAACTTGTAAAAGTGGTTCACCTGTTTCAGGATTTACTAACTTTTCAGTTTCCTTTTTAACAGTTTTTGCTTTTTCTGTTTCAGCTTTTTGTTTTAAAGCTGCAATCTCAGCGTCTTTCTTTTCAAGTTCAGTCTTTAACTTTTCTTTATCGTCTTCTTTAGGTTCATCTTTAGGTTCTTCTTCTTCTTTTTTATGTTCAGTATCTTTCATAATTGTACCATCTGGCATTTTATGATAGCCTTTTTTTACTTCTTTTTCTTCATCTTTTTCTTCACCTAAAATAGCTTTAACATCTCTAACATTTAACTTTAATTCTTTTGCAATCTCGGCTGCTGACTTACCAGCTTTTACCATTGCGTCAATCTCTGACATTCTACCCTCAGCCATATCTTCTTTAACTTGTACAATAGAAGCTGCCATATCACCTGTTGCCATTGATACTTCACCGTTTGCTCTTTTGTATAAGAAAAATCTTGCCATACTAGGGTTGCCATCAGGATACATTGTTACTTTATCTGTGTTGTATTTTGCACTTCTACTTTTACTCTTAACAACAAATTTCTTAACAGTTGTACCCGACATAGTTGAATTGTAAGTGATAGTCATTGTATCACCTTTTTTCAAACTATCAAATTTTTTACTATCAATTTTACCCTCTGTAATTTCTAGGTAATCTTGTGTAGCTTCGTCAAGTATTTCTACTTCTTCTAAATTTAATTTTACACCTGCTGGTCTAGGGATACCTTTTTGTATCATCTTTGACATAGCCATAACAGATAAGAATGGAATATCTGCTTTGTATATATCTTTTAGACCACTATCCGGAATGTTTTTAAACATTAATGATAGTTTGTTAGCATTTGCAACTGAAATCTTTTTACCTCTTAATACTTCATACTCTTTTTTAAGTCTAGCAATTTGAGATGGACTAAAGTTTTCTTTTACTAACTCCTCGTTTTGTTGACCTGGATTATGTGTTAGATAATCTGCAACCGAAGAAATGTAATCTTTTGCTTTTGTAATTTTAGATTGTACCCAAGCTTCTAATTCATCTGTGTCATCTGATTTAGTTGATAGCATATTAGCAAGTTCAGTAGCTTTTGCGGAGATAGCTTTGAGTTCGCCTTGTGCCATAGAAATTTCATGGTCGCCTTCTTCAACTAATTTAGAAATCACATTAATGTTTGCGTGTTTAATTGCAAGCTGTGTTGGAATATCTAAATCTTTAATCATCTTTCTTATGGCAGGTGTGACATCTTTTGCTGTCTTCATTGCCCAAGTTTTTTTGATGTTATTAATTTGTGTATCAGACATCTTTGATTTTAAATAATCACTAGGTCCTGATTCTTTTATTTGTGGGTTTCTTACTTGTTCTAGTAAGTCACTCATTCTTTGTCTGTATGCCATATTAGTTGTCTACCTTTGCTCCGCTTCTCCATTGATAACAAGACCAATATCTAGCTTTAGTTTTTGGACCAGGATTTTCACAATTGTGCCTGGCTCTGAATGATTTTCTACGATTAGGGTCATCTCTTTTGATTTCCATATTAGGGTCACCAAAGGTTACCTTAACCACATTTCCTTTTTCGTTTGTAACATATACGGCAAACTTTTTAGGTCCGCCAGGAGTTCTCATTGGATTGTTCAAAGTGACTTTTTTACCTTGATATTCTGCCTCTGTTAAAGGCTCATGTTCATGTTCGAATATACATTCTTCACACAATTTATCAATGTTTTCGTATTCTTTTAAAGTCTTCATAGCTTATCTATCATCTTGGCCACAACCTCTTTGAGTTTGTTAGACCACTCCTCTTTATATCGTTGCTTATATTTATCAATAGTTTCATCTGTACTTGCCCATTCTTTTACATCTTTTTCAGTAGGACTTGATTCTCTATCAATAAAACCTTTAACTTTCTTTACTTCCACACTTTGACCAGGTGTTACCCTCTTTGTGTGGTCTGCATAGTCTTTACCAATCTCATATGATTCTGGTATAAAACCATCTACTTTTCTTGCGTCTTCAACACTCATACTCTCTGGAACACAGTTTGGTACTTGTTTACCACCCTTGTTCTTCATACCTACTTGTTTGTAACCTGCCCAACAAGCGTCTTGTAAATCTTTCTTCATCTCACCAAACATCTTCTTATACTTTTTAGTATGAATACTTGGTTTTGTTTTGGCGTCTTTATCGCCTGGTGCTTCTTTGTTGTCTTTATTCTTAGCAAAGAAATCTGCTCTTTTACTCTTTGTATCCTTTGATAGGTTTTTGTAATACTTTTTAGGCTGTGTGCCGTCTTTTTTCTTAACATCTCTATCTTGTGGTTGAGCGTCTAAATCTTCTTTAATTTCTGATACTGCTTCGAATCCATAGTCAACATCTAAATCATGTTCTCTCACTTGGACCTCTCTGTCTGCTGGTATAGGAATACAATCCCATATCCATGCTTTGTGTAAATTGTTATTGTTATCTTCTAGTACAACATAATTTGTACTTCGTCTTACTACTTTACCTTTTACATCTTCTTTGATATAATCAACTTCGTCATTAATATTAAATATCATTTCTCTTATGTAAAGGTCTCTTATTTGTTGTTGTTCAAATTCTTCCATACTGGCAATTGGTCTAACATTTTGAATATGCAAATAGTTAGCGGCCAAGTTCATTCCTTTTCGGACATCTTTGAAAATCTTTTCTGCGTCAGCGTTTTTCGGTAAACCTTTTTTGAAACTTGCAAGGTCACCTTTGGCAGCTGCAGCCCTCATTTTACTTGCACTCATACCTGTTGCTCCCTCAGCGTCAGGATCCCTTTCGCCGGCAGAAACAACTTTGATGTTGTCAAAGTTATAATATCCATGTCTGGATTTTACATCATTATATTTTTTAATGATGGTTTCAAATTCTCTTACTCTATCACTACCAACAACCATGTTAACATCTGTGTAACCTTGATTGTATAGTTTAGTACATATATCTAAAATCATATTAGTTGTATTGATTTCAATGTTTCTTGCATGAGAAGGAAACATCTTTTTCATTACATCTAGTTTAGTTCTAGGAGATAGTGGATTCTTTTTAGGGTCTTCACTTCTACTTAAATATATTTTGTAATCATTTGCTGGTACAGATTTAACTTTGTTAATAAGTTTCTCATGTCCAATAGTTGGTGGATTAAATCTACCAAATGTAAATGCAACTGATTTACCTTTTGCTTCTTTTAAACTATCTATCTCGGCGTCTGTTACTTTACCATCATCTAAAATCTTTTTACATTTTTTGTAGAAATTTAAATAGTGGTATTTCTCTAACATCTTATAGATAACATTTTTAGGTAATCTATTTTTAATACCAAACTTTTGTATTTGGTCTGGTGTCATATCTGAATCAAAGGCAGCTCTTCTATCTGCGTCAACACCATCACCTACTTTAATAATGTCATTGATACTATCTTCGATTTCTTCCAACTTGTCATTAATTCTATCTTGTAGATTTAAAATGTCATCTGGATTTAATTCTTTTAGTTCGTCATAATCAATAATATCTCTTTTTAGTTCACCTTTGATTACATCTAATTCTTGTACTTTTTTATTAAAGTCTTTGATATATAAACCTACATCAAAACTAAAATCTTCAGGTCTTTTTATAAACTTATCTGTTTCGATATCAAACACAGCGTCAGCCTTTTTGTTTTGGTCTTCGTATGTTTTCTTATCTGTAATAAAATAAAAGTTGATAGGGTGCTCAGAACCAGGTATTAATTTACCTTGGACATTACCGGCAGTCTTAGCAGACAAATACTTTTTAGACAATCTTAATCTTTCTAATTCTTGTTTGTCAGTAGGCACATCAAATAAAATATTGATGTCCAAGTCTGCGTCATTTCTATATCGTTTTGTAAGTATAGAACCTATCAAAGAAGTTTTAAGAATAGGGTACTCCGACTCAAACTCTTTTAACTGAGCCTGAATCTGAGCCTTTACGCTAGCCTTAATTTTAGGATTTTTAGTGTCAGCGTCATCAAATACCTTAGGCGCATAAGTCCTTCTAGGTATATCAATAATGCTTTCGTTTATAAAATCTTTAAATCTCATCTTCTTTTTAATTTTCTCTCTGTAGCCATCCATCTTTTTGCTGTGTATGACTTAACTTTGTTTGTTAACAATCTTCTAACTACTTTAGAACATTTGTTCATAGTTTGGGTTGTTAGTTCTTTATCACTTTGGTTGTTATCTACGATAATCATATTACTCATACCAAATAGATTTTGAAATTTACCAATATTACTTTGTACACCTTGCCATGATTTTCTTGTAATATATTCTGGTACACTTCTTTCTCTTTGTGCATTTCTTTCCAATGCAACATCTAAACTTGTGTTTACAAAAATCATATAACAATCATAACCTAAAGCTTTTAAATGTGAAACTTGTTGATTAATCTTATCATAATCTCTACCAGTACCATCAATAATTAAACCTAATCTACCTTTGATAGACAAGTCTAACATTGTACCTGTCATTCCTTTTGCTCTTGCTCTAACAATATCTCTAGCCTCTGCTTCGTCTTCAGGCATTTTTAAAGATAAGTTATTCTTTTTTAATGCCATTTCAAAAGCATTATCCGAGTTAATCATTCTTAAACCAAAACCGGCAAATGCACTTCTAGTTACAAATGTTTTACCTGAACCAGGACCACCTGCAAGGAAAAATGCCTTAAAAATATTAGGGTCATATAATCCTTCTTGTAAGTATCTTATTTGTTCAAATGTTTTCATTTTACTTTCTTTACTATTTCTTTTGCTATTTGTTCAGGTGTACTACCCTCTGCTTTAATATTTATTATTTCATCTTTGTAATATGTCAATAAAGGTGCTGTTTCTCTATGATAAACTTTAATTCTATTCTTAATAATTTCTGGTTTATCATCTGCTCTACCTCTAGCAGTTAATCTTTTAACAACTTCTTCCTCTGATACAACCAGATTAATAACATGGTCGTATTCTATACCTTTTTCTTCCATGGCTTTCGCCTGTTCTACATTTCTAGGAAAGCCATCAAACACATAACCTTTTTGTGCGTCTGGTTGTTTCATTCTTTCCTTTACTGCGTCTATAACAATCGGTGTAGGTGCAAATTCACCTTTAGATAATAAGTCTTTTACTTTTTTACCGTCTGGTGTATCTTGTTTTGCTAAAGCTCTCATCATATCACCTGTGTATATGTGGGCGATACCTAATTCTTTCTTCATCAATTCTGAATATGTTGATTTACCAGAACCTGGTCCACCAATCATAATGATTTTAGGTCCGTTGATTGCTTCAAAGAAGTATTGTTTAAAACTTTCTACTCTGTAATACATTATCCTTTTACCCAATCTTTAGCAATTGTAAAGTTTGCTCTACTAAATTCTAATCTATCTACTAGTTTGATTGCACCTGCAACTCTGTCAACTGCAACAAAACCCTCAGGTGCTGTTACTTTATAACCATTAGGTGTTCGTAAAAAGTGACCAATACTTTGTACTTGATTTAATTTTGATATCAAAGAGTTCTTACAATTTGCTAAACTAATATGACTTGCAATTGCAAAGTATAAAGCAGTTTTGTTTCTATCAATAAATCTTAAACCATCTTCTTTTGCTTTGATATACTTTTCTTTACCTTTTGGTGTTTTCTTTGAATCTATTTCTGCTTGAATAAAACTCTCATAGTAATCTCTAAATGATTTTTGCATTACTGCAACTTTATCCATACCTTGTTTAGAGTTTCTAATATAAGCATTGAAAAATGTTTTTAATCTATAACCAACTGATAGTTGGTCACTCATAGATGATTTAGACATTTCATCTAACATAGGTTTTGCTTTTGATAATGACCCTTGAGCCATTCTTATTAATGCGTCAAATTTTGCAAGTTCAGATTTATTAAATGTTGCTGAACCAGATGTATCTGTAAAGGCTGCTGAAGCTAAAAATACTGAAGCAGGACCTTGACCTTTGATACTGCCAAAACCGGCAGTTAATGATGACATTGTTTTACCAGAATACTTTGTGTGAAACACTATACCTAATTTTGCTCTGGCTATTCTTCTAGCAATATCACTACCTGCTGGTACAGCATAAGTGATTGTATTAGGTGTAAAGGTAATCATTTTTTCACCGTCAATGGCAACGGCTTTTAAATCACCTCTAGTAAAAAGTAAATCTCCTTGGTAAATACCATCTAACCCCAATTTTGGCAGTTCTCTCAAACACACTTGTAATTTGTTAGCGAGTTCACCACCATGATTTTTTCTTATATCGTTTGGTGTATAGTTGATTTTAGGAGTTGCGTTGAATACTGATTTAGTTCCGACAAAGAATTTGCCGTTTTCTGGATTAGTACCACAAAATACAGCAGGTGCCCCATCCCATTTAACAGACATATTTAATTTACCACCGACATTGCCGGCTAGCATATTTCTGACTGAATTTAGGAAGTTGATTGCGTTTACACCACCTTGTGAGCCACGATTAATTATATCGTCCTCTAGGTGTTCTAGGTGTGTATTCTTTTCCTGGGTAAAAAACCCTTTGAAACTAAACATTTTTGTTCTCCAATTTATCCATTTATATAATACTCAAAAACCCATTAACAAATCATATAATACTATTTATAAGAAATAATAGTGGTATTATAACATATTCCGCTGGTCATGGCAAGCACTTTTTTTAATAAAGTTTGCCAAAAGGTGCAAATTGAGCGCCTTTTTTCTCTGCCAGGTATAACATGTTAGTTAATAATTCGTTTCTTTCACTAGCTTTCAATTGCATAATATAATAAACGAAATCCAATTGTTGTAATTTAGATGTTGATACACCGTTATTCTGGTCAGCTGATTTAAATGATTTGGTCATACTATCAATAAACTGTGAATTGGTGATACCTGTATCTACATCTTTATTGATTGCTTTGAATCTGTCTTCATATATTTTTTGTACAGATTTAAACTCACCAGCAGTTTGTGGATATAATCGCCAGTTGTTTTTAAAATTTGTAATCTTATATTCTGGTAACAATCGTGCTAACATATCTAGTGGTACTTTACCTAATCTAGCTGCACCAGCACCTATCTTTGTAGGTTCAAATTTTAAGTTATTAAAACCTTTAGAGTTTTGTCTTAATTGAAACTTAGCACCTGCTGTGCCTGTCTTAACAGTAATCACGGTGTCTGTAGTGCCTAATGTTCCATCTGAATTAGATGTCATTGTCATTCTGATATTATCTAATTTAAGTTGTTCAGATTGAGGTATATTAGAAACTGTATTTACATTTTCCCATTTAGCAGTCTTACCTGAAATAGCCTTTAACGATACTCCTACAAGTGTTTTGTTTTTATACATAACTCTCATAACATCATTTAATCTACTAACACTAGGATTAGGACCACTAACACTTTCTAATATTTTTTCTCTTACTTTTGTTTCATTCTTAATCATCCAAATATCAGCAGGATTCCATGCGTCTTTTTTACTGATACCAAATTTAGTTCTAATTAAGTTTGAGATGAAGTCCATAAAACCACCATCTCTATTAATTTCTGTAAAACCAGCACCTGCATATAAGGCTTTTATCTTAACACCTTGTGCATGTAAACCTTGTAACCAAACATCATTGATTTCAGGATATACTTTCATCAATCTATCAAAGAATGGTTTATCTTTGGCAATCATTTGAGGTGTAGCGTATGATTTGTTTTCTTGTAAAACTCTTTTCACCATTTCTAGTGAAGCTCGTTCTTGTTTGGCAGTTGTTTGACCGTCAGAGGCACTAACTGAAACTTTACCTGTTTCTAAAAATCTTAATGTACCAACACCAAAGTTAACATCAGCTGACTTCTTACCACCTCTAGTAACTTCTTTTGCTTTATCTTTATTTAATAATGGTTTGATAGCCACGAAATTGGCTGTAGATACTTTTATAGTATGTATTTTTGAAGAAGAAACAGGAGCGTCATCACAGAAAAAAGCACCCTCTTGCATTTTTGTAAAGTAGGGTTTCGACATATTGTATAATGTCGCTTTTAAATGTTTTTGAACACCTAATCTGGTTGCTATATTGAATGCCATACCACTATTTATACACTAGTATGGTAATGAAGTCAAGCCCTTTTTTCGCCTTTATAACATAAGAAGTCTGGAATACCACCATTGATTAACCAAACTTTATGTTTGTTTTGCAACTCAGCAACTCTTTGTGCATCTTCTTCAAAGAAAAATTTAGCTATAATATTATCTGTAGGGTGTTCTTTGACACACCACAAAATCTTCTTGCCTTTTTTCTCTATTTCGGTAGTATATTTCAATTGTTTCTCCAACTTTCCTTCCGTATAGGCTTCGTTTAGTAATTTTGGACATGAATATGAGGCGCAGTTGATCGCAAAATGAATACGGGGTTCATTCATCTTTCTTAGGATCTGATGCTCTATTTCTCCTAATGAAATGAATTCTCCGCCATATTCGATCCACGCTCTGTCCCAGGGTTTATTTATATCTCTTATGCTGGCCAAAGGATAATTATCCAAAATTAGTTTAACCGTGGCGGCATTGTAAATATTTATATAGTATGCCAGTTTTTTTTCTCTGGACCAGTTTTCACTTACCGTCGTACTACCCAATTGCTCTAAGTACCGGTTTAGAGTTTCTGATTCCTTTTTAAATCCCCGATAGTCTACATTACCTTTCTCGTCAACGAAGCTATGCAGCAATCTGTCCCAGCTTTTGTGGTCTGCTTCACCGTATATCTGTTCACTGGTAATTGGAATTAAATCCAATGTGTCCGACGAGAGCAAAATCGGCTGGAATAGAAAGAATAAAAACAGGTAACTTATTTGGAGCATTGTGTATTTTAAAACTTTAGTTGAATTAGTAGTTTAATCCTTACACCAAATCAGGTATACTTAAGAACTCATATCTAAAGTTCATATTATAATTCCTTTATTAATTCCATAAATAATTTTATCATTTTGGGTTCGGTTTCTTCTGCGACCTTAATTATTTCGTCAATATGAACGGGCTGAAGATTGTCAGGATCGCATTCATCAGTAAGCACGGACACAGCCACCACAGGAAGATTTAAATGGTTGGCCACAATTACCTCAGGCACTGTACTCATACCAACGGCATCTGCCCCTATAGTTTTTAACATCCGATATTCTGCCTTTGTTTCCAACTGAGGCCCAACGACAGAAGCATAAACACCACTGTGTAATGTAATACTCTCACGGACCGCA